CAGGTTCCGGTAATCTTTGTAAAAGATATTGGGACGCGAAGAAAGATGGATTGCGCACGGCTAACGCTCCATGGACCATTTCGGTTAGGAAATGATTCAAACTAAAGAACAGAAAAAAGAATACGATAAAAAAAGATATCAACAAAATAAAGAACGCTTAACCAAACAAGTATTAACATGGAGAGAAAATAATATAGAAAGATATGAAGAAACTAGAAAAAAGCGTCTTAACAGTGAAAGAGGTTACATGAGAGCATTGTGGCAGTCTATCAAGGATAGTGACAAGCATAATTCTTTTGGAGACTTTGATGATTTTTTTGATCACTGGTTGGAACAAAAAAAGATTCATGGCATGAAATGCCCTGCAACAGGTATTGAAATGACTACGAATGCAGTATTTAATGGAAAAGGAAAACATAAAAGATGTGAAACCAATATTTCCAAAGACCGAATACTTTCCTCCATGGGATATAGCCAACAAAACTTAATTTTTACTTCCTGGAAGTATAATAGAGCTAAAGGTGAAATGACACCTAAAATGGCTCAAGCTTTTTTAAAAATAGTTAAAGAACGATATGGACCCGTGGAGGATAATGAGAAGCAATAAATCTATTAGAGAAGGTAAAAAAGAAATCATAATAGATTTACGAAATAAAGGATATAGTTATGGACAAATTAGAAATGAAACAGGAATTAGCAATGGATCTATCTCCTATCACGCTGGGGAAGGGCAAAAGGAAAAAACAATTAAAAGAAGTGAAAGACAGAGGAAGGGATTTAAAAGAAAAGTTTGGAATTTTATATGGGGAACAAAAAGAAAAACCCCTAAAAAACCTTTTGTTTATGGAACAACAGAAATTAGAAAAAAGGGACGAGAATTTTTCTATGGTAATAAACGAAGAAAAGCTGGTCAAAATATGAAAATAAAAAAACCAAAAATCTGGATATATTTCGGAAAATTGTTTCCTGGAATTACATCTAAAGAGAAAGAAGTCCAAGCTGTCAATCAATGGACTGGAGAATTAGATTATTACGATAATGGTGAACCTATTATGTTTCCATTTGTGAGAGGTAAATTAACTGGTGAAATTGTAAATATTAAAGGAAATAATATTCACGTAGATCACGGAGATGGTGATAACACCAATAATACTATTGAAAATTTTACGTTGGTTAAAGATTGGGCTAATCAAATGAAACATGATGCGCCTAGTTATAAAATTCTATTTGAAAGAATAGAAAAAGTACGAAATACTTTATTAAAGCATAGATACGTTTGGGACAAATGAGAAAAAAATTTCTAGAATTTATATATCACTGGTCCAGTAAGCTTAATGTATGGGCCTGGAATGAACTATACGGGAAAAGGGATAATTTATACTACAAACAAAAAGGAATAATTAATAATAAAGTAAAATTAAAAGAGGTTAAAAAAATAATGGATGACGTAGAAGACTATAACGCTGAAAATGACGTTCGTAAAATAATAAAACATGGTAATGAGCAATAAGGATATAAGGGAGCATCATAAGATGGTAGATAAACTTGAAAAACAAACCCAGGTCAAGGGATTGAAAAAATCCAATAAATACAGCTATATACAGGGAACACGAATCACGGATCACGAAACAGGGACCAGGGTTTATGACTTCCAGGGGGCTAGACTTCCTTCCGTAACTACTGTATTAAGTGCCACAAAAAATCAACAATTTTTAAAAGACTGGAGAAAAAAAGTTGGAACAGAAGAAGCAGAACGAATCACGAATCTATCATCAAAGCGAGGGACTGCCATGCATAAATTCCTGGAGTCCCATATACAGGGAATTGGCTACGATGATCTTACGCCAATCGGATGCGCGGCGAAGCCCATGGCCCAAAAAGTTATTGAGATGGGTCTTACGTCTATTGAGGAGTACTACGGGTCGGAAGTTATGCTACATTACCCTGGGCTTTACGCTGGGTCTACTGATCTCGTATGTAATCACAATGGTCTTGAGACTATTGTAGACTTTAAACAAAGCAATAGGCCAAAGAAAGAAGAGTGGATTTATGATTACTATATGCAAATCGCTGCATACGCCATGGCCCACGATGAGGTTTATGGATCTAAGATTAGACAGGGGGTTATAATGGTATGTACTCCTGATCTTTATTATCAGGAATTTAAGATGCAGGACGCTATGTTAAAGCTCTGGAAGCACAGATTTCTAGGGAGACTGGACCAGTACCATGAATTAGAAAGAGATGAGAAGGAACGGGCAAATATAGACCCGAATAAGCTTTTAAAGGAGTTTGAAAAGGACAAATGAATAAAAAATTAGAATATTATATAATAGGGGCTCTAGTTATTGCATTAATTGTTATAGCTTTATCTGGTTGTTCCTACCCTTATGGGGAGTTATAAACGATAACAGATTTTACAGTTAGGGACAGAGAATATCTAACGAGGATTGGTGAGTTCTCGACCCAAGCCAGCAGGGTGTCTCTGCGTCCCTTGATTGCTTCATGCAATCATCTTTCATCCATCCTGCTGGCATCACCATTTTCCGTTAAGAGGTCTCGTGGGTCTTCTCTATTATTTCCCACGAGACTTAATTGGTTCTCGTGGGTAGGGTTCGTTCATAAGCTCGTCACTTATCAAGATTCCCGGCTCACGGGAGCCTAATTATGGCTAAAATAAGGCAGAAATATGGCAAAAGTAAGACGGACATCTCTATATAGTAATCTCACAGAAATAAATGGTTTTAATTTTTTTTTTTCAAATCAAAATAATCTGTCATACTGTCATAAAGAGAAAAAATATAGTAAAATCAATACTAATTTAAGCAAAATAGTGACATATTGTGTGACATTTCATTTTTTAAAATCTGTCAATATGTCATTCTCTAGGGGGGTAAGCAAACTATTGTGTATTTTCAAAACCTATCTATGCTCCCACATCCCTATATATAAGATTTACAATGGAACGATTTATAGATATATTCAACCGGAGACACAACCCAAAATATTATGCCCAGAAGAAAACCAAAGAAAAGAAAACCAAGGGTAAAGAGAAGAGTCGTAAGTCCTACCCAGGTAGACAATATTCCATACGCAAAGGTCAGAGTTGAATGGTGCGATATATTAAGTGATAGTGGATGGGCCGATGAGAAAGGATTTAATAAAATGAAACTAGCATATCCAGTTAATGAGGGTTGGATGTATAACAAAGATAAGGATGCCATTAAATTATTTGCTTCTTATGATAGGGAAGAGGACGGATCTCTTACTTTTGGGGATCGGACGATGATTCCTTTGGCGTGTGTGAAGAAGATGGTGAAGATTTAGGTGGCTCAATCACTTCTCCTTCAATCTGCTTCGCATTTAAAAGAGGTTCGTAGTCGTCTAAAATTTGTTTCATCTTTGCTTCTAATTGTTCTTCTGTTAGGTCCTCTAGTTTACCTGTTTTTATTATTTTGCGTTCTATGTATAGTCCTGCTGCCTTTCCACGATTGGTTTCAGCGTTTACTGCAGAGGAAAATGAACCTTTCTTTAACGCCAGGTTCTTAATTCTATCTAATTCAGCTACATGGCCGTCATAAGTGACAGCATGCTTCCTAAGTCTCTCTTCTCGCAATTGTCCTATATATCTTACTACTAATGGAGATAGTCTGGGATTCATAAGCTCTGATCCTTCTTGTCTGCATCTTTTATGACTGTAACCAGCTAGTTTAGCTGCTTCTCCCTGTGATACAGGTCCATCAGCTCCACCAAATATTATAAATTCGGCGAATCTTTTTTGCATTTCTGTTAATCTTTTTGGAACTCCCATATTGACATTTTAAGGTAACTATGGTATAATGTCAACAATGAAAGACGAGTTAATATGACTAAAATTAAAACCTTAGCTGAAGAAGAAATGGATTCCCATAAGCACTGGACTAAAAATCTTTATGAAATTAAGCCTGGAGTATGGGTATCAAAAAATAATACGCGTGGCCCATTAGATCTTGAGCAACGAATAGCTGATTTAACTAGACAAGTGGATGAAAGAGATAAAAGAATTAAAGAATTGGAAAAGGAAAATAAGGATTTAAGAATTTCAATAGGTCATAGGGTAGAGCGAGTAGGGGAATTAAATACTTCCTTGGCCGAAGCTTTAGCGATAGATGAAGCCCATCAAAAACAAATGGGTAAGTTGCAAGTTAGGCTCACTGAAGTTGAGGAAGATAATAAGAAATTAGCTAAGCAGATAGAGGATAAATCTAAAGTTGTAGAGCGGTTAAGAAAAAAAGGTATAATGTAATGCAGGTAAAAGATCTACAAGAATTTT